AATGGTGGTGCTACAACAGTTAATTTTAATATCAACACAGTAGATGCTTCTGGCTTTGAAGAATTACTTGTAAGATCAAGAGGAACTATTACACAATTAATTAATAATGCAGTTAATGAAAGAGGGAGTAAAAACTTAATCTAATGTCAGGTGCTTTTCCAATATCTACTGCTAAGTTTGAATCTTTAGGAATAAAGTCTATTCAAAATACTATTATATCAAAAACTGTATCTGGTAAGAAACTTGCTAGACAAATAGATGGTCAAAGATGGGGATTTACTGCTAGAGTAATTACAGCAAAAAGAAGTGATGTTTATGGCGATCTTATGGCCTTTATAATTAAACAAAGATCAGGCAAAGAAAACTTTACTATAATCCCACCAGAAGTAACTATTGCTAGAGGTACTGCTAGTGGTACACCACATGGAACAGCAAGTGCTGGAGATACATCAATTACATTAGGTGGCTCAGGTTCAGGAACTTTAAAAGCTGGAGATATGATTAAATTTGCTAATCACGATAAAGTTTATATGGTTGTTGCAGATCAATCAGATATTTCTACAGGCACTCTAACTATTGAGCCACCTTTAACTACAGCAGTTTCTTCAATAGATATAACTTATGATAATGTTCCATTTACAGTTCATTTAACAAATGACATTCAAGAGTTTGGTGTAGCTGGTGCAGATAAAGATGGTAATGCTTTATATCAATTTGAATTTGATGTAGAAGAATCTCTATAGTGAAAAAATATAAAATAACCCACAAGATAACTGCCGATTTTATTGCTGAAATTATTGTTAATGAAGATCAAATAGATGCTAGTATTAACGATCTTAAAGAATACAAGAAACCTAATAGCAAATTTGAATATACTATGTTAAAAGGTACAGAAAGTGTAACTCAAACTAACTACGAATTATATGACGAGAAGCCTGACAACAGCAGTAAAGAACGAAATAGCAACAAATGATATACGACCAATACACCTTATCACTATTGGTTTTACTAGCCCTATTAATATCACTGATTGCTCTTTTCCTTTAACATCATCAATATCAGGTTCATCAGTTACTTATTCAGCATCAGATCATTTATTAGGTATATCTGACTTTTCTGAACAAACAGATGTAAGTAAATCTAGTATTACACTAACTTTATCTGGTGCAGATCAAACATTTATTTCTACAGTATTAAATGAAAATGTTATTAACGATACTGTAACGATATTTAGAGGTTTATTAGATGATGATAATACTATATTTGCTGACCCTTTTTTACTTTATAAAGGAAATATAGAAAACTTTGAAATACAAGAACAACCAAAATCAAGTACATTAGCATTATCTATCGTATCTCATTGGGCAGATTTTAATAAGAAAAATGGTCGTAAAACAAATAATACATCACAGCAAAGATTCTTTAGTACAGATGTTGGTATGGATTTTAGTTCTCAAACAGTACAAGATATTAAATGGGGTAGAGAGTAATGCAAGATATTATCTCATTATATAGAAACTATCCTAAATATGATAATCTGCATGATCTTGATTTACAACATCATATCAAGCCAAGTATATTTTTAAATCAATATAAAAAACATTATCATAATGATAAATTGGTTGGCTTTACAAATTGGGCTTATTTATCTGATTATGCTTTTAATCATTTTAAAAAAACAGCTATTATTAATTATAAAGAATGGAACTCAGGAACTAACTTAGTATTTGTAGAATTTATTGCGATTAAGAATGTTAGAAAAATCTTTAAATGGTGTGTTAATATGGCTAATAAATTTAAAGGCATTAAAGATAATTTTACTTGGTTAAGAGTAGAAGATAATCAAATTAAAAGAACGATAGTTAAGGATATATAATGGGTGGATTTGTAAGTTCTATTATTAGTAAAGTAGTTAGTGTTGTTACAGGTGCAAATCCTTTAGTATCTTTGGGTGTATCTTTATTTTTAAGTTGGGCATTAAGACCAAAAGTGCCAGATATACCAGATTTTGCAACTAACGAATTTGATGATTTTGAAAAAGGTATTTTATTAAATAAACAAAGTAATGACTCTAATATTCCTGTAATTTATGGAGAAAGATTAATTGGTGGAACTAGAGTATTTATGGAAACTTCGGGTTCAGATAATACTTATCTTTATATGGCTATAGTTATGTCAGAGGGAGAAATAAATTCAATAGAGGAAATAAGAATTGATGATAAAGTTGTTACATTTGCATCATCATTAACAGATGGAACAGAAGTAGAAGTTGATAGTACAGATGAAAACTTTTATAAAGCTGACCCAACAGTAGATGATTCATCAGCAGAAAGTTTAATAAGATTAGAGTCACATTTTGGAACAGATAATCAATCTGCATCAACATTGTTATCTACTTTAGATTCATGGGGTGGTAATCATAAATTATCTGGATTATGTTATTTAGCAATTAGATTTAAATGGAATCAAGACGCATTTACAGGAATACCAAAAGTACAGGCTAAAATAAAAGGTAAAAAAGTTAAAACATATAATGCAAGTTTAGTAGAACAATCTGCATCATATCAAACTAACCCAGCATGGTGTTTATTAGATTATTTAACTGATGAAAGATATGGAAAAGGATTAGCTGTAAGTGAAATAGATTTACAATCTTTTTATGATGCTTCTTTAATTTGTGAAACTCAAGTAACTCCATATTCAGGTGGTAGTGATATAAATATTTTTGATATTAATACTGCATTAGATACCTCTAAACCAATTATAGATAATGTTAGAGAGTTTTTAAAAGGTTGCAGAGGATACCTACCTTACAATGCTGGTAAATATAATTTAATTATTGAAACAACAGGAAGTGCAAGTATTACTTTAACAGAAGATAATATTATTGGTGGCTATTCATTATCTACTCCAACAAAGAATGATAGATACAATAGAGTTATAGTTGGATTTGTGAACCCAGATCGTAATTTCCAAGTTGATGAAGTACAGTTTCCACCTTTAGATGAATCAGGATTAGCAGATGCTGACAAACATGAAAATATGAAAGCAGTAGATGGTGGATTTTTATTAGAGGGTAGATTTAATTTCACAACATTAACTTCACAATATCAAGCAGAAGAAATGGCAGAGGTAATACTTAGAAGAAGTAGAGAAGCATTATCTTTAGGTATTAATGTTGATTTTAATGGTTATGATTTAGCTATAGGAGATATAGTTAATATTACACATAGTTCATTAGGATTTTCTGCTAAACCATTTAGAGTTTTAGGAATTACTTTTAATACAGATTTAACAGTTGGATTATCACTTGTTGAATATCAGGCTAGTCATTATACTTGGGCTACAAAAACACAAGCCACAACAATTCCAACAACTAATTTACCAAATCCTTTTTCTGTTGAAGCACCCTCTATTTCTGCAACAGATGAATTATTAGAACTATTTGATGGTTCAGTAGTTTCTAAATTAATTGTTAATATTACAAGCACAGATAAATTCGTTAATGACTTTGAAGTGCAATATAAAGAATCTACTTCAACAAGTTATAGATTATTGCGTAGAGGTTCGAATAAAATTGTTGAAAAATATCCTGTAAAAGAGGGAGTAACTTTTGATATAAGATGTAGAGCCATAAACTCTTTAGGAGTTACATCAGCATTTACTACTATTCAACATGAAGTAGATTCAGCATTTGAACCACCTCAAGATGTTCAAAACTATTCTATTGATGTAGTTGGAGATAAATTACATCATACTTTTGACCCTGTACCAGATTTAGATTTGGATTTTTACGAAATAAGATACAGTTCAGATACAACAAAAACTAATTATGCAGATACAGTTGTTTTAGTTCCAAGAATAGGAAGACCAGCAACATCTATTGTAACACCATATGTATCTAAAGGTAAATTTTTTATCAAAGCAGTAGATAAATTTGGAATTAGATCAACTAATTATGCAAGTCAATCTATAGCAACTCAAGTATTAGAAGAAAGAATTGAAACAGTACAAACATTAACTGAAGACCCAACATTTACAGGAACTAAATCAAATACAGTTGTAGTAGATAGTAAATTAAGATTAGATACTGCATTGTTTGATAGTGTTAGTGGAGATTTTGATGATGGTTTAGGTTTCTTTGATGGGGGTTCTGCAACTATTGTTTCATCTGGTACTTATGATTTTAATAACTCATTTGATTTTAATTCTGTTTTAAAATTTAATGTATTGATTACAGATTTTATAGTTAATAACACAAACTTTGTAGATAACTTTGATTCTGCTTCTGGGTTCTTTGATGCAAGAGAGGGTTTATTTGATGGTGGAGAAAATGCTTCAGTAGATACAAATGCAATTTTACAAATATCTACTTCTCAAAATGCAGTTGATTATACATCATACCAAGACTTTAAATCAGGAGACTATGTTGCAAGAGCAGTTAAATTTAGAGTTAAATTAACATCTACTAACACTCAAGAAACACCAGAAGTTTCTGATTTAGCACTTAAATTATCTTTACCTACTAGAATCGAAAAAGGCTCTAATGTAGCGAGTGGAACTGATACTGCTGGAAAAACTATTACTTTTGGTTCTGAATATTATCAAACACCATCACTAACTGTCATAGGGCAAGACATGGCCACAGGAGATTTTTTCACAATTACCTCTAAAGGAACTGCATCTTTCGTGGTTGAATTTTTTAATAGTTCTGGTAGTACTGTTAATAGAACTTTCGATTATCAGGCAATCGGAATTGGACAAAAACAATAATAATGATATAAGATTAATTTTATGGCACAGCACGATTATATAATTTCAAACCAAACTTTTCCAAATACTAGAGCAGATATTAACAATGTTCTATCATCAACAACTTGGACTTTATACATACATGATGGCTCAGACGATATTCCTTTTGCAACAATAGATACTTCTGCAAATACAGTTAATTTTTCAGATTCAGCTTTAGATGTTGTAACAGATACAACACCACAATTAGGTGGAAACCTAGACCTAAACTCAAACGATATTACAGGCACAGGAAACATTGATAATGTAGGAACAATCACTACAGATGGATTAACTGTTGCTGGTAGTGTTAGTATAGATGGTGGCTCAATCAAACTAGATGGTAATTATCCTGTAGGTTCAAATAACATTGCTTTAGGAAATCTAGCATTAGCTAGTGGAAGTTTATCAGGTGGTTTTAATGTTGCGATTGGAACTGAAGCATTAGCTTCAAACACAAGTGCTGTTGCTAACACAGCAGTAGGTAACGAATCTTCAGAATTTACAACGACAGGTGGTTGTAACACAGCACTAGGTTATCAAACTTTACGGAGTAATATCACAGGAACTAATAATGTTGCTTTAGGTGTTTTGGCGCTTAAAGTAAATACAGCTTCAAACAACACAGCAGTAGGTACTTGTACACTTTGTGCTAATACGACTGGAACAAATAATAACTCTTTTGGAAAAGAATCTTTAGGCGCTAACACTACAGGTAGCTGTAATAGTGCATTTGGTAATGCTTCTTTAAGTTCTAACACAACAGCATCAAATAATTCTGCATTTGGTCATAGAGCATTACAACTTAATACTACAGGTGCAAACAATTCTGCATTTGGTTGTGGCTCACTTCAAGCTAATACGACAGGTGCTAATAATACAGCAGTTGGAAAATTGGCTCTAGTTTTTAACCAAACAGGTGCAACTAATACTGCTGTTGGTCAAAATTCTTTACATAGTAACACAACAGCTTCTGATAATACAGCAGTTGGTGCAGGTTCTTTATATGCTAATACAACAGGTGCTAGTAATGTAGCAATTGGTAGACAAGCATTAACAGCTAACTTCTTTAGCAAATACTACAGTTAATGATAATACAGGATTAGGTTATTTATCTTTACTTACAAATACAACAGGTGGTGGTAATACTGCTCTAGGCTCACAAGCATTACCATTAAACACAACCGCTTCAAACAATACAGCAGTAGGACTCTGTTCTTTATATTCTAATACGACAGGAACACAAAACTCTGCATTAGGTACTCAATCATTAGGATTAAATACTACAGGAAACTATAACTCTGCTTTTGGAAGATTAGCTTTATATGATAATACTACAGGTTCAAACAATAGTGCTTTCGGATTATGTGCTTTATCTAATAACACAACAGCCTCAAACAACACAGCAGTAGGTTTTGAATCTTTAAAAGCTAATACGACAGGTGCTGATAACACAGCAGTAGGTCTTAGTGCTTTAAAAGTTAACACAACAGGTGTAAGAAATGTAGCATTAGGTGTAAATGCTTTAGATGCCAACACAACAGCAAATGATAATACAGCAGTAGGTACTTCATCTCTTTCAGCTAATACAACAGGTGCAAACAATACAGCATTAGGTAAAAGTGCTTTATTAGCTAACACTACTGCCTCTAACAACACAGCTGTAGGTTATCAAGCTGGAACAGCAATTACAACAGGTTATCAAAACACAGCACTTGGTCAAAACGCATTAGATTCAACTACTACAGCAAACCATAACACAGCGATAGGAGCAACAACTTTACAAGCTAACACCACAGGTTATGCTAACACAGCAGTAGGTTATAATGCTTTATGTTCTCACACTACAGGTAACAGTAACACAGCAGTTGGCGATAATACAATGAGATTGACAACAACAGGAACTTTTAATGTTGCAATTGGAGATAATGCTTTATGTGCTAATACAACAGCTAGTTCAAATGTTGCAATAGGTAGAGATTCTTTATTTGCTAACACTACAGGAACACAAAACGTAGCAGTAGGTGCTTTAGCTTTAGATGCTAACACAACAGCTTCTTTTAACACAGCAGTTGGTTTCTGTTCACTTTATGCTAATACGACAGGAACAAATAATGTTGCTGTTGGATTTGAAGCACTAAGAAATCAAACAACAGGTAGTTTTAACCAAGCATTTGGTCGTTGTGCATTGAGATGTATGACAACAGGTACTAATAACACAGGAATAGGTCAAAGTGCTGGCAGAGATATTACAACAGGATTTCGTAATACTGTTTTAGGAGAAAATGCTGGATTAAATGTTACAACAGGTAGTAATAATCTTTTATTAGGTAGAGATTCTGGAAGAACAGGCTCTCCTGGTGGTGCAATTACAACAGCTTCAAATAGAATTGTGCTTGGAGATGAAGATATTACTAATGCACATATTCAAGTAGATTGGACAGTAGCATCTGACCAAAGAGATAAAACAGATTTTAATGATTTAAATTTAGGTTTAGAATTTGTAAATAAATTAAATCCAGTAACTTATAAATGGGATAAACGTTCTAATTATGATGAAAATTTAAATGTAACTCCTAATGGAGAACATAAAGAAGATTGGTTAGATTTAGGATTTAAAGCACAAGAAGTTGAAGCATTAGAAATAGAAGCTGGATATAATAAAGATAATAAAACTAATTTAACTGTAGATATTTCAGAAGATGGAAAACAATATGGTATTCAATATGCTAAATTTGTACCAATATTAGTCAATGCAATAAAAGAGTTGAAAAAAGAAATAGACCTATTAAAAAACAAATAATGAATACTTATGTAGTAGAGGGTGGTGTTGGAAAATGCACAGCTTTTACCTCTTTAATCCCAAAGCTAAAACAAAAATCAGAAGTTCAAATATACACACCTTACATAGATTGCTTTGCTGGTAATCCTGATGTTAAATTAGCTTTAGAAGAAACACTCCCTTTACAAGACCCTAGAATAATGGCATCAGATAACATCTTTTATTGTGAGCCTTACAAATCTAATTTTCAATTTGGTAAGCAACACATAATAGAAAGCTACTGTGAACATCATGGTGTTGAATTTGATAAATCTATGACACCTAAATTATATACAGAGCAACATAAAGCATCTGTTAATAAATGGTTAGGAGATAATAATATTGGTAAATATATTTTAATTCAATTTTCTGGTGGA